AATGGAACCTGACCACTGGTGCATTTAGCAATCAAGTGCCCTTGGTTATTACCAGCACGTCGGACCTGACCAGTGGAGTTCCTTCTCAAGATTACGGCAGCATTGGCAATTACGCTGTGGTTGCAACCAACGTTGCCAATCCTATATACTACAAAAATGGGGCAGCAACTACAACTCAAACTACTGCTACCGAATTGTCAGACTTGTACAATACCTGGGTTCTGGTTGGATCCAATGATTGGAAACTGAGCTGGCCAACCCTGACAGGTGCCAATGCTGTAACAGCTGATTTAACTGCTAGCGATACTATTGTGATCAATGGGTCAAATGTTGCTGTTCCTGTTTCTCCCAACAATGATGTTGCTGGTCTTAGTGCAGCTATCAATACTGCCAACATCCTTGGTGTTTACTCAGCAGTCATTGACAACAAACTGTGTTTATTTGCCAATGCCAGCGCCACAGCTGACAATTCCACAGCCGACGACGGTATTATTGTGGTCAGTTCAGTTGGTTCAACAGCAGGTTTGCTAACCACTCTGGGAATTACTGCCAACGCAGCCAATTATGCTCCTACTCTGCAGCAAAGTGCCAACTACACTGTGCCACGTTGGAGAACCACAGACGATCAACCTAGACCCACAGGCAGCGTCTGGAATAAAATTACCAGCAGCAATCTTGGAACCTCAATGGTGGTGAAAAAATACAGCTCTGCACTAGGTGCATTTGTACAACAATCTGCCACAGTATATGCCAATGACTGGAGTGCCAATGCAACAATAGATCCCACAGGTGGAGGCAAAAATATTCCTGTTGGAACAACATATACACAATATAATGTTGACCCAGAAGACAGCGGAGTTGTGGCATATCCCTACAACAACACTTATACTCTGCAGGTATTTGAGCGTGTGACTCAAGGAGCCACCGTAATAACAGGTAGCACATCCACACCTACATTTACAAATGGTAACCAATTTACTATTCAAACATCTGTGGCAAACTCAACCAGTTTGACTACTGCTGTGACAGCTACAATTAGTGGAACTACTGCTGCGGCATTTATTACTGCGGTAAGTTCTGCTGGCGTTCCTGGGGTTAGTGCAGCAGTAGACTCAACCGGTGCCATTGTGTTCACACAAAGTATTGGTGGTGTAATTGTGCTGGACAATGTGGGTGCTGGTACTGCTTTGAGCAACGCTGGTTTTACCACGGCTACTACTGGTTGCCGCAGTGCTATTGTAGACGACGAAGTTACTCTGTTGCTTAGTGCATGGGAAGCACTGGATTACACTGCCAGCGCAGTTGCTCCAGATCAAGACCCAGCTGATGGCCGTTACTGGTATTATTCTACCACCAGCCAAGTTGATATCATGATTCAGAGTGGAACAGGATGGGTTGGATACCGAAACGAAACCAATGACGTTCGTGGCGACAATCTTTCTCTAACTGATCCAGCAGGACCACAAATCTCTGCCACAGCACCTACCACACAAAGTGATGCCACTGCGCTGGTGTATGGTGATCTCTGGATCGACACCAGCAATCTTGAAATTTATCCTGTGATCAAACGTTGGCAAAATGTTGAAGGTGTGGATCAATGGGTCCTGATTGACAACACTGACCAAACCACTGAAAATGGTGTGTTGTTTGCAGATGCTCGTTGGAGTCCCACAGGTACTGTGGATCCAATCACAGGTGCCTTGCCCACGATTGTGAGCCTGTTGACCAGCAATTATCTAGACGTCGATGCACCTGATTCTGCACTGTATCCCACAGGCATGTTGTTGTTCAACACACGTCGTTCGGGATTCAATGTCAAGAGCTTCCAGGTTGATTATTTCAACGCTGCCGATTTCAGCTATCCGACCTGGAGTAATAGTACTACCTATGCAGCAGGCACTGCGGTGTTGTATAATGCAGTTTTGTATGTGGCTATTCAAGCTGGCACCAATCAGAATCCTGCTACACAAACATCTTACTGGGATCTGCTGGTTACCAATTCTTGGGTCACAGCATCTGGCAACAGAGCAGACGGCGCACCCAACATGGGTCGTCTGGCACAACGTGCATTGGTTGTGGCAGCACTCAAGTCGGGCATTGACACCAGCATCACAATTCGTGAAGAACAAGCTGTGTTCAATCTCTTGGCATGTACTGCATACCCTGAATTGATTATCAACATGACTGCTCTCAGCAACGAACGCAACAACACCTGTTTTGTGGTTGGTGACACTCCCATGCGCCTGGATGCCACTGGCACCGAACTGGTGGCCTGGGCCACAAACAACAGCGGACTTGGAACATTTGCCGGCGACGGCCTGACCACCAGCACACCATATGCTGCTGTGTTCTATCCCAGCTGTCAGACCACAGACCTGGGCGGAAGCACAGTTGTGACAGCACCTAGTCACATGATGGTACGCACAATAATTCGCAGCGACGAAGTGAGCTATCCATGGTTGGCACCTGCTGGCACACGTCGCGGCGTGATTGACAATGCAGCCACCATTGGTTACATCAACAGTCAAACTGGAGAGTTTGTGACCATTGGTAATAATCAAGGACTGCGTGACATTGAATACTTGAACCGTATCAATCCAATCACGTTTATTCCTGGTGTTGGTATTACCAACTTTGGTAACAAGACCATTTATGGTACTGCCAGTGCTCTGGATCGTATCAATGTGGCCCGACTGGTTGCATTCATGCGTGGCAGATTGGAAGAAATTGGCAAGCAGTTCTTGTTTGAACCCAATGATCAGATCACCAGAAACGAAATATCCAATGCCATCAACAGCTTGTGTATTGACCTGGTGGCCAAGCGTGGTATCTATGACTTCTTGGTGGTGTGTGATGATTCCAACAACACACCTGCTAGAATTGATGCCAACGAGCTCTGGGTTGATATTGCTATTGAACCTGTAAAATCTGTGGAATTCATCTACATTCCTCTGCGTCTCAAGAACACAGGCGAAATTGCTGCAGGCTCTGTGGCCACAGCAACCACTGTTTAATATATCGTTAGACTAAGAAATGGGGTGGCAACACCCCATTTTTTTTGGCCTCAACAGAGGTAAATAACTGTATAGGAGATTACAAATATGGCCGTTGCATCATTAACCCGAATGACAGTGCCCTTGGCAAGCGATCAAAGCGCGAGCAACCAAGGCTTGCTCATGCCCAAACTCAAATATCGCTTTCGAGTAATATTTGAAAACTTTGGTGTCAGTACACCACGAACAGAATTGACCAAGCAGGTTATAGACTTCAAAAGACCTACCATGACGTTCGATGACATCCCGATTGAAATATACAACAGCACATTGCATCTAGCAGGCAAGGGCAAATGGGCCGATGTGACCTGCAATCTGCGTGATGATGCGTCAGGTGCTGTCAGCAAGTTGGTAGGCGAACAGATACAGAAGCAGATGGACTTTCTGGAAATGGCCTCGGCTGCTTCTGGTATTGACTACAAGTTTACCACACGCTTCGAAGTGCTTGACGGCGGCAATGGCGCAGCCACACCGATTGTGTTGGAAACATGGGAATTGTATGGTTGCTATCTAAAAAGCGTGGACTATGGCAACATGGCCTACGCAGAAAGCACACCAGTGCAAATTGCCATGACCATTATGTTCGACAACGCCAATCAAACACCCAACGGCACAGGGATTGGATCGACAATTGCTAGAACTGTCAACGACGTAGTAACAGGATAATCAATTATGGCTTTTGGCCAGGATTTCCTCAAAGGCTTTTTTGGTGGGCAAGGTCTCAAAGACTATGCCCACGCTGCCAAGACCTTTCGCACCAATGGATATGAGTATGCACCACGGAACAAGTTCTTGTTCCACTGCTACTTCAATATCAACACGTCCGAAGTTCGTCCATTGCAGGCAGTGTTCTCAGAGACTGAAAAAAGCACAATTGGTCTCATGGTCAAGACCATAGAACTGCCAAAATTTAAAATGGACACAGAGGTACTGAATCAGTACAATCGCAAAAGATTGATTCAGAAAAAAGTCAACTACGATCCTGTACAAGTGACCTTCCACGATGATGGTGGCGACTTGACTCGAAAAATGTGGTACAACTACTATGCCTACTACTACAAAGATCCCAATCAACAGTATGGTGGAGCCAGCAATCAAAATGGCAGCAGTGGTGCAATTCAAAGCCTACCAG